TGATGGCCCTGTCTCCTTCGGCGACGAGCCGGATAAGGTCTTCAACAGTCTGTCCGTCAAGTTCGGCTCTCTCTTTACCATCGTTGCCGGTAGTGGTGGCACATCCACCCTTGGAGGTGACGGGGATGTACAGCCTTGGACGGCTAGCAATAATCCCAGACAGCTTAGTTTCAAACTCTTGCTTAGTGTTGGCATCTTTGGCATCCTGTTCGTTCTTTTGTTGGTTCATCACGCCATTCAGGCGGGCGATCTCCAGCGCGTCCTCAGTTTCCTTCTGGGCGTAGCCTTCATGATGCCCATAGAAGTAAGAGGCAATCGCTAGGACGATGGCCCCCAAGATCAGTTGTGGGTTCATGCTGCCTCCTGCTTAGCGGCTGCACGCTCGTGAGCAATGTCCTCTGCGGCAGGGTCGATGTAGTCTGGAGGTGTTGTTGGCGGTGGCGGTGCACGCCATGTCTCGTCCAGCTCAGGGTTCTTAAACCCATTGAAGTTGAAGTCGAACATGCCCGAGGGAGCCGTAGGCGCGGGGCTAGGACTTGGCGCTACGGCTTGGGGCTGTGGGGGCGGTGCTCCGCCGGGTTGGTGGGCAGCCATCTTCTCTGCTGCGACCTGTACGCCTTTGCGGCTCATAACGCCACCGATACCACCCACGACGAGTAGCACGATGTCATTGAGCATCTTTGCAAACGCTTGGTCCATAGGGGCCATGGACTTCAGCGGCTGGATGACGAAGGCCAAGCTGTAGAGCATGAACGCTACGATGCCTGCCAAGATGAGGGTGACAACAATGACAACGAAACCCCAGATGCGGGTCTCAAATTCTTCAGCGGTCAGCCGACGCTGCGGGTGTTGGTGCTTGTTGAGCAATTTGCTTCTCCAATACAGGGGCTACGAGGTAATCTGGACAGTCCTGTGTGAACTGGCAGTCGGGGCGTTGGCAGCGTTTCTGCGACCAGTTTGCTGGGTCTTGGCAGTGATACCGATACCGGTCTTCACAACCGGCTAGCATCATAAGCATAAGGGTTACTACGTACTTCACTTGTCCTCCAGTTTTTTTACGGCCTGCTCGACCTTCTCTTGCAGTTTGGCGTTCTCTCGAAGCGCCTTCTCGGCTTTTGTGTTGATGGATGTGTTATGCAGCACCACGGTGAACAGAAGGTAAAGCACGAGGGCGAGCACAGCTAGCACAAGCATGTGCGCTAGAAAGACCCCATCCACGCTACTTCTCTTTTCAGTGCCCACCAGCAACCCCACAGAAAGAACAACCCAAACAATGCGACCCCGGCCTCCCAAGCTTTCTCTTTGGCCTCATTGACCATTCTAGTTTTCTTTCGCCGAGCTTCAAAGTCTTCTCTTGCCTGCTTGTCTCTCGCCACGCGCTGTTCTTCTTCAATCTGGTTACGCATCTCCTCGAACTGTGACCATAGGCCCCCTAGCTCGGGTGGAGAGTGGTACACCATCTGCTCTCGAATCTCAACGTGCATGGCTTGGAGCTTCTGCCGGACAAGAATGCGCTTCAACGCTAACTTCTTCAGAGAGACGTCCTTACCCTGTATCTTCTTGGCCTCGCGCTCCTGCTCCCAGAACAGGGCCTCAACCCGGTCAAAGGCGTCGAACATATTTCCAAGCTCGTCGCCAATCTTGAACAGTACCTCGCTCGGGTCAGCCTTGGCTACCTCCGCAACACGGGCCTTCTCCGCCTCAATCTTTTTAACTTGTTCCTTAGAAACTTTCTTACCAGCAAACTGACCATTGATCTCATCATAGATTTGCTTGACGTTTCCAGCTACACCTTTTACTTCTTTGTAAAGAGCGCAGCCTTCCTTAACTAACTGGAACGCAGTAGTCGCAGCAAAGAGGGCAGTCCCAATAGGCACATTAGCCTACCGCCACTCTGCGGTAGGCAACCTCTGCTTCGCCCTGCGGGATAAGCCCTCCAAGCGAAAAAATTACCCGCGTTCCTGATACTACAGGGACCGAGCTGTGCCGTTCTAAACTAGCGAAACACACCCATGCCTGACCTTCCTGGACAGGAACTTCTACGCCAGAAATTACCGGGTTACCCCCAGAAATAGGCATCTCCAATGCTACGTTACATCGTACATGGTGGAACCCCGGTGGGGCTGGGTCCGTGTGTGGGTGAACATGTGCCCCCGCTTCATAGTTGTTCCCCACAAAGTGCCCGTAATCAGGCTCAGAGCGACGCCACACTAGCCCAAAACGGGTAAACACACCTGTAACAAGAACATCATCTACGGGCACATGCGCCGAAAACCTACGGCCTTCTCCGTTATGCTGAAAAGAACTCAGCGGGAGACTGCGCACAATAGCAGCTAGCCCCTCACACACATCCTTGACATCGGCTATACGCATCATTTACATACCGGAGCAGCTATGTCACGAATATCTACGCCGTCTGGAACCATGCTTGGGTCGATGATGTCACCTTCATTTGTGCGAAGGGCGTGAATGCAGTAAGCAACTGTGTCGTCGGCAAGAGCGACCAGCTCATGCACCTTGTCAGCATGGATGTAAAGCATCTGCGGAGCAACGAACTCGCTAGTCTTACCTTCAACCGTGACTTTGAGTTTTCCTTTAGCTAACAAAGTCAGGTGGTCAAACTGGTGCGTGTGCCCAACCTCGGTGTCATTCGCTTTTACAAAGTGCATCATACGGCTGTACAGGTTTGCTACACAGCCAATTTTGATTTCTGGATGACTCACAGAATTACTCCGGGGATAGTGCCGTTCATGTTGGGGTTAGATTCCACCACGATAGGGGCGTGCTCAACAACCTCAAGCAACTGCTCTTGAGCCACCTCACCAAACTCGCCAGCTACGGCGCGGTCAAAAATATCTTTTGAGTAAGGCATTTCATCGTTAGGGTCGGCTGTGAATGGTGTCCATTCTTCAAACCCAACGTGCTTGAAATTTACCTCACAGTTAACTAGCGTGCGTTCTGCATTTGCCCATTGAGGGCTACGAACAGCCGTGTAAAAGTTGGGCGAGTGCGACATGATGGCAGTGTAGATACTTTGGTCGATCATATAGTTTCCTTATTATGCATAACGTTGCCACAAAGCTGGGCTCCATCTAGCTGAAGAGTAGTTGACATAGCCGTTCCATGCTGAGGTTACAGAGAATGTCTCCATCGACCGCCATGAACCAGAGGCCGTTGAGTAACTGTAATTACCGCCTCCAGCATTGCCATAGACCGAAAACATACCGTTGTTGGAGGTCTGACCGCTACCAGACCCCTGCCAGCCAAGTGATACTCGACCGGTACTATACCTTGCATAATAAGCGTCTGGCATGTAGCCAATACCGACGTATCCGCTAGTGCCGGTGTTATAGGCTCGTGCATCAATAGCCAGTGAGCCGCCAGAAATAGTAGTACCTGCACCGTAGTCAAGGTAGTTGGTATTACTGTCGCTGGTAGGATATGCTGCGGTAACGATATATAGTCCACGCCTAAATGCCCCTACGCCGTTAGCCGAGGGGAAGGCCGTATTAAGGGACGTGCCATCACTAAACGTGACGCCGGTGGAAGTTAAAGTTGCTGCCATGTTTTACCTCTTATGTCAGTGTATCGTCGGAAACGATGTTGCCCAGCGCAGTGAATACGCCAGCGGAAGAAAGCGTCGCGATCACAGTCGAGTTATATTTAAACACAAGTCTACCGCCAGCTTCTTGGACTGTAAAGTTAGTTGTCGTTAGCGGGTTACCAGCCAGCCCAACAGTTGCCGCCGTTAAAGTAGCAGACACAATAATTGCAGACGTCAGCGTAGGGCTAGTACCAAAAACCAAAGCACCTGAGCCAGTCTCGTCCGTAACCGCAGCAGCCAAGTTGGCCGATGAAGGAGTAGCCAAGAACGTAGCCACGCCCGTACCGAGACCAGAAATCCCTGTACCAACAGGAAGCCCAGTAGCGTTTGTCAGCGTAATAGACGCCGGAGTACCATAAGCGTTGGCCCCGCTAAATGTCTTCACCCCTGTGATCGTCTGCGCCCCATCAAGCTGAACGAAGTTCCCCATCACAGCAGCAGTGAGGCGAAGCTCAATCTTGTCAGCGGCAGCGTAAGCCCGGGCAGCAGTTCCTTCTTGCGCTCGAACAACAGTCAGGATGTCGGATACACGAGCCGTGACTTTCACAATCTCGAGGTTGTTGCTTGAGTCAGTCAGCGTGGCGTAGAAATACGTACCTGCCGTGATGGTCGGGAACAGTTCTCCCAACCCAGTGGAGACTGTAATGGCTGTAGCAGAAGTCGAGATGGACGACGCTAGCGTGGCCGATGCAGTGTTTGAAAATAATGCTGGCATGTTGGCCTCTTACTTTAGGTTCTTGAGCTTGTACAGCGTGCTGAGGTACAAGGCTACGGCCTCGTCAATCAGGTTTTGAATCGCTGTTTCGTCCTTGCTCACGGCGGTATAACGAAGTTTCTCAATCGCTGCCAGCTGCTTCTCTAATACGGAGATGATGTCACCACCAGACGCTTCAGTCAACATGGGGATGCTGTCGATGATGCCGTGACGACCTTGGTATGCCTCAGCAATAGAGTCAGCAATACCCACGATTTCGTCATAGAACGTGTTGAGCGCCATATGCTGGGAATAGGATTTTGTGCGCAGGTGTTCCCGGTGAGCGAGCTCACGTCCTAAGAACAGTAGCGCGAGTAGGCGGCCAATCATGGTATTTCCTTTTAGTCAACCAATTTTGCCACAGTAGCTTCTAGGGCTACGAGGCGTTTGGCCAGTTGAATAGCAGACACGAGCGCCGCGTTGCCGTAGGCCACAGACAAAAGGCCGTCTTCGTTTTCAAGCACAGAGCTCTCCAGCAATTTGCGGAGCGACTGCGCAGAGACGCCGTCTTGCGTAAGTGGCATATCAGTACGGTCATAAGTGCCGTGCTTCACATCAGCTAAGCGGTCAACGAAGTCTGTAGGTAAGTCACGCCAGTTAGCTTTCAGAGACTCATCTGAGTTGGCTGTCACTGTGCCGCCGCAAGTCAAGTTCGTGCCGTTGAAAGTCAAGTTGGCTGAGCCAGTCATTGTTCCAGCGTTGTTGTAGGCAACCTGAGTCGTAGACCCGATAGCAGGAGAGGCTGGAGCCGCCCAAACCCCATCTCCACGCCAAAACGTAGATGACGATGCGCTTGTCCCGCTGTCCAAACGTGTGACAGGAAGGTTGGCAGACAAACTAGCGGCAGATGTGGCCGTAGCAGCGTTACCCGTGCAAGAGCCCGATGAGCCGGTGGTGTTCTGGTTAAACGTAGGCCATGTCTGCCCGGCGGCGAATGTAATCGCCCCGGTCATCGTTCCGCCAGACTTAGCCAAGTACGGCGTCAGGTCAACGGTAGCCCAAGAAGCGTTCGTGCCATCTGTGGTTAGAAACTTACCTGAGTTGCCTGTCTGAGACGGCAGAGTCACTAAAGTCTTGTTCTTCCACAACGACGTGGCGCTCTCGTACTGAAGGACTTGATCGTTCGTAGGTGTAGAGATGAGGACGTTATGCAACTCCTCTAGCTCGTAGCCATTGTCAAC